GTTTTACTTAGTTCATCAATAGCTCTTTTGTAACCACAGGGCTTCTTACGATTGCGGTGGCCCTTATAATCGGTTGCAATTTTTTTTCGAAAATTTGTGGCGGAGGAGAAAAAAAGTATAAGGTCGTCAAAAAGACCAAGATAAGATTTGACATTGTAAAGATCACGTTCAACAAGTTTCATTACCTCTGAGAAACGGCTGGTGACAACAATGACATCATCACCAAAGTCAAAGTCTTCTTCAGCGGCTGCACATGCTTTGTAGACAATAAAGTCGGCATCAATTAGTAGTGACATTAGTCATACCTTTGGTGGGTTTTGTCGGCATACCATTTCAGAAACTCATCACAATCTCGCCTTTTTTTCTTGCCTAAGTATGGATACATAAGGCATACCATTTCATATATTTTGTCTCTTGCTTGAGTGTCTGCACGATAACAGGGCTTTTTAGGGGATCCATCTTTCTTTTTTTCATTAGGGAAGTAAGGTCCCATAGCTTTGAGTTCGAAACAATCGGCAAACCTTTGAATTATGTCTTTGCAAGTCATTTTTACTGTTATGCCGAATCGTTTCTCACCGTTTTTATCTGTACCTCTTTTACTAATACATCCTTCTCCTTCAAAAATACCTGTTGCCCACATTAATTCTTCAAAATCAGTGAGTTTCTGACCAGGCTGATCCACTTTTTGCTTCAGCGTCGATTCTAACTCTAAAGTTGTAAAACTCTCCAGCTTGTGTTGCTGCGAGTACCAAGGATGCTGATAAATCGTGTACATTTAAGGGTAGTGTTTCGAATTGCAGTTCATCGTGTACAAAGGCCAGTTGATGTGCCTCTATACCTAGTTGCTTGATATTTTCATGCGCTATAATCATCCATCGCTTTGCTATTACTGCCGCAGTGCTTTGTAATAGGTAGTTGAGAGTTTTGTGTTTTGAATCCAGAAAAACTCTCCGACCGTCAATTGATCGTATAAAACCTCTTTTAAACGCTGATTCACAGGCGGCAAGCAGCTTGTCAAGCCCAGGGATAGCTTGAATAAATGCAGCTTTAATCTCTGCCCCCTTTTTTGATGCTTTGTCATCTGATAGTAAGGGGTCAAATGATTTGCCGATTTTGAGATTCGACGCACCATATAAGAAGCTGTATTGAACCGTTTTAACTTGTGATCTTGTGATCCCAAGCTTGTTAGCATTAACCTGATGGATGTCATCATTAAGTAAAGTCTCCGCGTAAGTGTTGTCGTATCGACTTAAATAATGCGCTAATACTCTTAACTCAATCCCAGATAAATCAGCACCCACAAGTGTGTATCCAGGACTAGCAATAAAGAGTTCTCGATACTTAGAATCACTCGGGACCTGGCCCAAATTTGGCTTTTTTTGTGCACATCTAAAAGTGTTAGTAGCAGTTGAACAGTGATGATGTATGCGTTTAGCAGTCGTACATTGCTTCAGCCAAGCGTTTACGCCGTGCGATATCATTCCAAGGATCTTCTTGATCGTCAGTGCCCTCGCAAACTCTGCAGCTATCGGAATATGTAGGGTTGCAAGTACAACTTCGTCGATCACAGGTTTCCCTGTTGTCGTCAGTTTCTCTGGTTTCCAACCATAGTGTTTTTGTAGTACCCATGAGATGTGGTCTCTAGAAGTTACATTTAGTTCTGTTATTCGTGTGAACGGACATCCTTCGACATAGCCTCTTGTTTTATTAGATCGGCTTGGAGTGAATGTACTTGTTGGATAGTAAGGGTGCCGCTGTTGAAGTATTCGACTAATTTGTCGAAGTTCCTCTTCGAGAGCAGATGCAAGTTCCCATGCAGCTGTCTCATCAAATCTCCATCCATACTCCTCCTGTGTTTGTAGAATCTGTGCAACTTGGTGCTCCATCTCTATGAAGCTTGGAACTTTTTCTCGAAGTGATTCCATAACTTGGTGGTGACAACAATGTCTTGTTCGCAGTAATCTTCCATCTCTTGACTCCAATATTTCCAGTCAGTGTCTTTACCAAAGCTCCCTTTGTAGACACCTAACCTGTAGCCGTAGGACTCAAGACTGTGGCGACCATATAGGTTGATAGGCATCAACTTCCAACGTCTGTTTTTGTCGATGTCCAGAATGTTTGGGTGATACAACCTGCTGCAAAGCAAAGTATCGACCACGTATTTAGAAGTAAACCAGGGATAAATTCTTTTGATAACTGGTATATCAAAATAAATAACATTGTGGCCGATGATAGAGTCAGCATCGGCAAGCATTTCAATGCCCCTAACAATGGGTTCTTGATTGCCCTGGTCATTAAACGTGTAAGACTTTTCAGCATCTAAGTCATGGATACATAAACAATGGATCTTGGTAAAGTCTTGTAGGAGACCGTCAGTCTCTAGATCGAAGATTAGATTCACTACCTGCCCAGTGGTAAGTTTTATCGACAAACTGTGCTCGTTTAATAGCTTCAGAAGTCGGGGGTTTCGGTTTCTTTAGAGAAGTAATCTGCTGCGTTTGTTTCATAGAATTTACATTTATTCAAGTCATATTCGAGCGTTCCAGCTGTGCCAGTCTCCCCTGAATAACGATTTTTAAGGACTCGCAGAGTCGAAGCATTTCCATCAGACTCGCTCTGTTGATCTCGTTCAATGGCAATGACCATATCTGAGAGTTGAGCAATTGCTGCGCTTCCACGCAATTGTCCAAGGTTGACCTTTGCTCCTTCTTCATGGTTTTGATCAGTTTGTGTTCGTCTTAAATGTGATACAAGAAACATGGATACTTGTGTTCTTTCGACAAGGGACCGTAGCTGGGTCATTGTCTTGTCGATTTGACGGCGCTCATCACCGTCTAAACCTGAAATAAGGATGGATAGGTGGTCAACAAAGATGACCCTGCAATCAAGACCAGTTGCTAGATATTCAACCCTGTTGTAAATAACATCAGGATCTACACTGCCGAAGCCGTCATAGAGAAATAGATTCCAGCGACCAATAGAATTATCAAAAGCTTTTGCAAGTTCTTTTCTATCGTGTGTGCCAATGTGAAATGCTTTCTCTTGATCAACGGACATTAATCCAAGAGTTGTTTGTCTGACACTCTCTTCAAGTCCCAAGTAACCGCACCGCTCGCCCTTGTTGAGAAGGTAAGCACACAATTGACGACAGAAGGACGATTTTCCGACCCCAGTGCCTGCAACAATCGTAGTAAGGGTTCCCAATTTGATCCCGTGAGTTTTGTCTTGCAGTCCTTTGAATGGGTACTCGTGGAGACAATTGTCTGTGTGGTTGGTGACACTTTCATAAAGAGTTTTTGCATCAATGATGCCATCAGGTTGATAAGGATTTGCTTTGTATATAGCTTGCTTGACTGACTCAAAGTCATTGTCTTGCAATGCCTCTGATGCATCTTTGTAGGTGGGTAGATGAGCTACAAAGGTTTTACCTGGTGGAAGCACTGATGCAGCATCTTTAAC